CAACATAGAGTTGAAAAACTTTCTCTAAATTTAACAATCTTTGCGACAACATTGAAACAACTATTCTTGTGCTCTCGATTTCTCTCCTTAAATCATGTTTTGAGTAAGATTTTCTTTTCTTCAACTTATCTCCTCTATTTTAAACTCATTTAATAATTTATTTTCTTCTGCGTCTTTTGTAAATGAAACAACTGAATCTACAAATCCTTGAATATAAGATTTAGCCTCTATCATCGTATCAAAAGACCTCATCAATGCATCAGTTTTATCGTCTTTAGCTTTTTCCCACTTTACTAAATATTTTCCTCCATATATCATTTTTTAATTCTCCCAACATTTTATACCATCTTGAGAAAATTCCATCGTTACCCATCCTGTTCTTATAATTGGATATACAGAATATCTAGCATACGCAGCGTATCTTAAAAAAGAGCCTCCTCTTATATACCAACGGCGCTTAAGAGCTTCTTCATCACCATCAACCCTAATCGAATCAACTGGTTTTGCATACAATTGGTGATTGTGACCAAGTAAGAATACATCACCTTCTGAGTAAACGGCTGCGAGTTTATCCAACTCAAGGTCACCATTTTTTGCACCACTCTTGCCATGCCCACTTACTAAAAACCAATCCTTATCCTTAACTGTTATACGAGAATAACCTGGATATTGAAAATATGGAACATTCAATTCAGCCGCCAAAGTCTTACAAACATCAAAATCCAGTATATTAAAGCTACGAAGAAAATCATGATTTCCACCACGAATAAATAAACATTTATCTTTAATAGGGGCAACTAGTTGTAGAAAGGAAAGGTACTGCTCATCTGGTGGTATTGATTGACCTCTTTGAGATATCTTATAACCGGGAGGTATCAATTCTAATAAATCACCATTACCAAACCATACAGCATTCTTATCTTTAGCAATTGTAGATACAGCTTGAGAAAATTTCTTTAAATCAAACTCCTCTGCTCCTACATGAATATCAGTAAGACAATGTACTCTTATTAGATTATCCGATTTATGTGAAAATATATCTCCTGGTTCTACCGATAAATTATATTCTTTTACTTCTGTATCTATTGGTACACTAAAATATTTTCTGCATGAATTACAACGATATTTTTGAGCAATTCCTTTTTGGCTTTTCTTCTTTCCATCTTTTTTTGTGTACATAGATGTACAATGTGGACATACCATTTATTCTCCTTCCGAATTTGGCGCTTCTATTTGTTTCTGCTCTCTCGCAGCTCCTTCTATTTCATCTGGAGAGAACCCTTGAAAGACTCCAAGTAAACCTACATCTCTTTGTTTAACTGTAGTACCAGCAGTCCCTACTATTTTACCTAATTCTTTTGTAGACTGAAGTACGATATTATCATCTTCGCTATAATCTGCAAGAGTTTTTAGCTTACCAAGAACATATTCATGGTCAATACCAAGCCCCTTAGCTACATCTAATACTGATTTTTCTATTTCTTTCATAACTCTATCCTGTTTTAATAATATAGTTGCTTTCTTCCTCGCACTATTATCGGACATTTCCTTATATGCTTTCTTATATGCATCAATAGCTCCCATACCTACTACTATATTTGTTGCAAATTCCTTTTCTTTCCTCGTTACATTCTTTCTTTCCTTTACTCTCCTACCTGAATTATTAATATTCTTACTAAATGTATATCTATTTGGATGAGAACTAAAGTCTGTATCCATCTTTATATTAGGTCTATTGATAAAACTACCTACTACTGTCCTTACCCACCCTTTTGCATACTTATAATTCTTCCTATCGCCAGGATGTTTGACTGACTTACTTACTTTAAGTAACTGTATTATCCTGTCATCATCGCTAAAAACCCAATCGCCTTCATCCGCTGTACGCCAATCTGGTTTAACGACTGTATTGGGGTGATGTGATTTAAACTCGTCTATATCATCATAGACATAATGAGCTTTATTTTTTATTGATTTCTTTTCCAAGCTTTAAGTCTTGTAGTTCTAAAAAAAGATTGTCTATTAATGTGTTTACTTCTTGTGGTATCATGTAAACCTCTCCATTTATCTCAATTGGATTATACTCATGAGACATATTATTTAAAATAAATTCTTGTTCTTCCATTGGAAGGTTAGATAATTCTTTTATTACTTCTGCCATAACAGAATATAAGGAAACTATTTACGACTTGATATATTTAACTTGTATAGAGCTCCCCATAGTAGTGCTGCACATATTATATGGAAGATAGTCGGTGACACATGTCTTATCGGCATTATAAAGAACACCGCTACTAAGTACGATATTACCAATTTTGGCCAAAAGTGTTCTATCTCTTTCATTTTTTTCACAAACTAATTCCGACTTTTTTCTCATAAAAAACTTACACATTCTTTTATTCCCTCCCTACCACCCAATAATTTAAACATTTGTCAACTATAAAGAAACTACTATTTGCCCAAGTCATTTCCTAAAAAAAATATACCATTTTGATATGTAGCCTTTTTCACCTATGTATCCCCCTATCGGGGGTTTTCGTAAAACGAATTTACGTTATTTTTGAATTTATATAATTCTATTAGAATCTATTAACTAAACAAAGGAGTCTAAAATGACTGAAGATATTAAAGGCATACCAACTCGTGAATCTTTACTGGCGCGTGCAGGTAAAATCTATGAAAAGATGCTTGATGATGCTATGAAGGCTGGCGTGAGGCGTGAGTGGAACAGATTCATTGGTAACATTCCAAGTAAGAATGATGTGGTACGAGCCGCTCAAGCTGACTTGCGATTGATTAATGACCTATGTGCATCTTTTGGTTACAAGAATGTATGGACTGACCCAGAGGATGAACAGGTTAAGCCAGGAACACTCAACGACTAGGGGCCGTAAGCCTCTTTTTGATGTGTTGTGGGGCTTGTGTTGTTATAAAGCAGAGCATATCACTTAATGTGGGTATGTCAGGTGTATAATGCAATATAAGCTCACACTTCACACTATTAGTACTAATTTTTGTACAACTTGGGCAATAACTTTAATAAAGGATAAATAACTATGACTGCTATAACTATGTTAATATCTGAATGTATGAATTATGGTAAGAAGCTGTCTGAAACTAAGAAAACTATAACATATCAATCTAGAAATGGGTTGCGTGTTGTAATATCTAAAAGGAGAAACTAGTGGAACACACATTTAAAATATCTACAAGTACTAAATCTAAGATAGTATCAGTTGAAGGTACTAAAGAGTATGCTCTGTCTTATGTTGCTGGGTATATTCAAGCGATGCGTGATAAGATGAACTTAGGTGAGTTTGTAAAGATTGATGTACACGAGCTAAAGGACAAACCATGAATAGAGATATAATTTATGATAGTAAAGAAGATATGTTTTCAGGTAGTCATTCAGAAGATTGTAGATGTAAATCATGTAATAATTTATTGAAACAATTATTCAAACGGTTATCATATAGTTATCGTCATCAAGACTATTATAAATGGATAGGGCCTGAAGATGGACACAATCCAGATGGTACAAGAAAAGGTGTTGAACATTTTGTTTATACATGGCCATGGTATGATGGATTGGTTGATTGGGTAATGATTGATGTTCTTGATAAGGACTATACATATAATCGTGCTTTTGGTCTTAGATGGCACAAAATATGGATGTTTAGCAAAATATTTTAAACATATAGCAGGGTGGAGCAGTGGTCAGCTCGTCAGGCTCATAACCTGAAGGTCGTAGGTTCGAATCCTATCCCTGCAACAGAAACCCTTCATCTTGTTGTGGTGAGGTACAAGTCTCATCACTGCCTGAAATAAACAAGGTTGGTAGTACGCGACTACTGTTATCGTGGCTGATGACATAGGGTACATTATATTGCTGTTAGTATATTCTAAGCATAGACGTATGTTGAAGCTGTGGCTCGCTGCAATACGAGGTTCAAATCCTCAACCTTAACCGATGAAATAGGTAAATCGGGGCTGAAGTATTAACAGCAATAAATTTAAAAAAACAAGAAGGAGACAACAATGAAACAGATGACCAAAGATGAAATGATGAAATTATATTTTACGACTGTTAATAAGATAATATTACTTGGTACAGATATTGTTGGAAGAGATATTGCTTATGAAAGATTAATGGCTAAAAAAGAATTGTTAGAAGAGATATTAGGATTGAAAGACCCAGTTCCAGTAAGGATAAATGGGGAAGAGGTGGTGTTATAATGTATCAATTCATAGAAAGTAAATCTAATATAGGTTCAAGCATATTA